GCGCGTTCTTCGAATATGTCAACGATCGCAAAAACGCGAAGGAGCTTCGCGAAAAACTACCTGCCCTGGCAAAGCCCGGGCAACAACTACCGCGTACGGCATTGCCGGACGCAAATCTCGAGGCCGCGGACGCGGCCGCTAGCGAGCCTGCGAGCGCAAACTCTATCCCTACCCACAAGGAGCCGCTAGCACAGGCTCCAAAACCAGCAGGGGACGTCTAATAGACGTCACCCACCCCCTGCTAAACCTTAAGCCCCGCAAGGGGCTTCTTTTTGCTCGCAAAAAACATATGTACAGCTACTACTAGACACTGTACTGGCGCACTGGTCCCCAGGGCGCCTAAAAAAAAAAAAAAGGGAGCGCAGCGACCTAAAAACTCCAGGTATCGCTATACCTGGGTACCCTATGAGGCCCGGACGGCTTTAGCTGTCGGAGCACATACGCAGCGCAGCGGAGTTAGCGACATACAGATACCCAGTCCGGGCCGAATAAAAAAAACATAAAACCATAAAAAATATGGTATAAACGGGTCATAGACGCAACGACCTCAAGGAATCGCCCCCATGAATAACAAAAAACTTAACAAACTCAACATACTAGCTGTCCTGATTCCAGCAGCTCTTATGGGCTGCTCTGTCACCTCACTGCAATGTGGGGTCGACGGGGACAGCTCCTTTGTCAATCTCAACACTACACCTGCACAATTCTCACAAACGGCCAGGACAATGGCCGAACTCTGCTCTTTCAATTATCAGGAATAATCATGCGACGTAAAATGTCTCGACGTTCTTCTCGACGCAACTTCAAACGGCACTCGGGAACTCACCGTAAAAACAGCCGTACCCCAAATCAACGTGGCGGGTATCGTCTGTAGATGCCTTGCTACTCACCACTGAAAGGCTACAAGGATATAATCACAGGTGGACTTAAATTCACTCAAGAAAACACTCTCCAAACAATGGAAGTGGCTTGCGGTCAGTGCCTTGGTTGTCGCGTGGATCATCGCCTCATGTGGTCAATCCGCATTATCCAAGAGGCTAGTATGCATCTCGATCACTTCGGCAATTCGTGGGCTACTCTTACCTACCGCGACCCAGGAGCCTGCACCGAAAAACAATACAAAAACGGCCACTTCATTCCGGCCGACTTCTCTCTCGTCCCCTCTCATGTGTCAGCGTTCATCCGTGCATTACGGAAGTCGAACAAAGATCACAAAATCCGCTACTTCTATTGCGGAGAATATGGGGACAAAAATGAACGACCTCACTACCACATCTGTCTGTTCAATCATTCCTTCGATGATAAATATCTATGGAAAGACGACGAAGGCGTCTACACCTATACATCTGAGGAACTCCAAAAGCATTGGCCTTATGGGTTCACGACTTGCTCTGAACTTACCCTGGACAATGCCGCGTATACCGCTGGTTACGCACTTAAAAAAATCACGGGCGAAAAAGCCATTGAGCATTATCTCCGTTGCGATGAGCACGGCGAAGCGTACTGGCTTATGCCCGAATTCATACGGATGTCCACTGGACGCGAATATCCTGCGGGCTTAGGGGCATCCTTCTATGAAAAATACAACTCAGACATTTTCCCATCGGACACATCTCCCATTCCTGGTAACGGGGAACGAGAACTCGTGCCCCGCTACTATCAAAATATATTGGCCGAACAAAATCCAGAAATGCTGGCTCAAATCAAAAAAACTCGGAAAGATTTCATCACGGCACATGCTGCCGACTTCACCCCGGAGAGACTCCGGGACAAATACATCTGCGCCAAAGCAAAGCAAGACCGACTAACAAGGAATCTCTAAAATGAAAGTACAACTCTATGCAATCTTCGACACCTGTTCAGGCATCTACGAAAAACCTTTCTTCCATACGGCAGACGATGCCGTTAAACGCGAATTTCAAGACGTCTGCACAGCTGCAGACCATCCAATTAGTAAACACCCCGAGCATTACTCCATTTGGAGGCTCGGGAACTTCGACAATCTAACGGGATCCGTTGTAGACGAACAAAATGAATGCCTCTGGACAGCAACAGAGGCAATATCTCAATCACAAATTATCGCCGGTAACGGTCACATGGACATACAACCAGGACTAACAGACTAATGCGATCTCAACATAACTTCTCCCAAACACCGAGCGTTAGTATTCCACGCTCGACTTTCAATCTGTCTCACGGCCACAAAACGGCTTTCGACGCAGACGACCTAATACCAATCTGTCAGCCTATCGATGTGATCCCGGGCGACACTTTTAACGTACAAACATCGTTCTTTATGCGGCTGGCAACACCACTCGAGCCGATTCTTGATAATCTTCATTTCGATACATTCGCTTTCTTCGTACCGTATCGTACAATTTGGATAAACCATGAACGCTTTCACGGCGCTCAAGACGACCCGGGTGACTCAATCTCCTTCACAATACCAATAATGGAAAATGCTGGCGGAACGGCCAGCGGCCTGGGTAGTCTATGGGACTACTATGGGCTGCCTACGTTGGCAATACCGGATGACGTGCCGGTCAGTGCACTACCTTTCCGGGCTTACAATAAAATATTCAACGACTGGTTTCGGTCAGCTACGTTGCAGGATTCTCTACTGGTCGAAACAGACAATGGGCCGGATACAATAAGTGCGTCTCTTGCCATAATTCGAAAACGCGGAAAGCGTTTCGACTATTTCACCTCTTGTTTGCCGTCACCTCAGCGAGGAACTGCTGTAGCCCTGCCGCTGGGCGATAGGGCGGTGGTGATGATGCAAACCGTGGGCGGGACAAACCCGTCAGTAGGCGATTTCGCCGGGGTGCAATTCGGTCAAAACATATCAACGATTCATCGTCTGGACGCAGACGGATCCTTCGTGGACTTATCAGCAACCACAAGCGGAGCGTCACCGTTGTACGCGGACCTTAGCGCAGCGACTGGCGTTAACGTAAATGACGTTCGCCTGGCATTTGCCACACAACACATTCTCGAGCGGGATGCTCGTTCCGGGACTCGCTACGTGGAATCACTGAAGGCGAGGTGGGGCGTTACATCCCCCGATTTCCGGCTGCAACGCGCCGAATATCTTGGGGGTGGTAGTACACCAATTAATATAAATCCCGTGACTCAAAATACCGCTTCAACCACACCAACATCACCGGCCGCGCAGGACAAACTCGGCAACTTGGCCGGTGTCGGTACCGCTAACGGGACACATTCCTGGTCAAAATCATTTGTCGAGCACGGCGTAATAATCATTCTGGGGAATCTTCGTGGCGATATATCTTATTCTCAAGGTGTGGATCGCTACTGGTCAAAATCCACTCGCTACGACTTCGTATACCCCGAAATGGCAAACATAGGCGAACAAGCCGTGTTAAATTCCGAAATCTGGATCACGGGGACGGGTACCCCGGCGACCGATGATCTTGTATTCGGTTATACGGGCCGTTACGACGAGCACCGTTATCTTAGTTCAAAACTTACCAACATTATGCGTCCTGCGTCGTCAGGTGGCATTGACACTGTTGGCACTCTGGCGTCTTGGCACCTATCAGAGGATTTCGCGACATTACCGGCGCTCGGCGCTACCTTCATCGAGGCAAATACTGCGACGCCGCTCGATCGCGCGATCGCAATAACTACGGAGCCGCATATGATTGCGGATTTTTTCCACAATATTAAAGCGGCCCGGCCATTGCCGACATTCGGCGTACCAGGTCTGACTAGACTCTAATGTCAATATTCGAAGGAATTATTTCCGCATGGGGACAGGATAGGGCGAATAAATCTAATGAGCGTATCGCGAGAGAAAATCGCGCCTTCCAGGAACGCATGTCTAATACAGCTATCCAGAGGCGCATGGCGGACCTTAAGGCCGGTGGCCTCAATCCTATTCTCGCCGGACGCTTCGATGCGTCATCGCCGGCAGGAGCAATGGCGACAATGGGAAATGTTGGCGGCGCGGCGGTTACTGGCGCGCAGCAAGGAGAACAAACCAGAAAAACAAAACAAGAGGAACAAAACCTCACAAAAACAGAAAGAATTTTGGACAATCAATACACAATAACGCTTAACGAGGCCGTGACGGCCAACCAGGTGGCAATTCAAACGACGCTACAAACACGCATCGACGAACAGTTAAAAAAATTGGATTCTCAGATTTACAAAGGATGGGAAGGCAAAATTCTTCGCCGTGCGCAACTCTATCAATCCCCGGTATCAGCAGCCCGGGGTCTAGCAAGGAAATAAAATGTCTCTGACTATTGCAAAACTACGCGGCGCTGCCGCGAAAAAGAATTTAACCCGCATGGAAATACTGGCTTTAATGCCAGAAAAAACATACGACGACGGTCGTACGAAACAATGTTACAAAGACGAATGCGATATCAATAAAATAATGAGCCGGTTCGATGTAACCGGCACCATCTCTCATCTGGCGAAATTTGAAGGCGTGTACGCCGATTTCTCTGATTTCGACTTCCATGAACAAACCAATCGTTTGGCGCAAGGCCAAACAATATTCGACGCGCTACCTGCCGAAGTCCGAAGGGAATTCGGGCAATCTCCAAGCGCGTTCTTCGAATATGTCAACGATCGCAAAAACGCGAAGGAGCTTCGCGAAAAACTACCTGCCCTGGCAAAGCCCGGGCAACAACTACCGCGTACGGCATTGCCGGACGCAAATCTCGAGGCCGCGGACGCGGCCGCTAGCG